TATAGGTATGCAAGCCGGTGATGCTGTTACAACAGGTGCTAGAAATGTTGCTATTGGATATCAAGCATTAACTACTGAAAATGCAAATGGGAGAAATGTAGCGATAGGTTATAGAGCTTTACATGATCAAGATGCAGGAGCTGATGCTTATAATATAGCCATAGGATATGACGCGGGCTTAGCAATATCAACAGGTGTTGACAACACTATAGTAGGTGGTCTTGCAGGTGATGCTATTACAACAGGTTCAGGAAATATTTTAATAGGTAAGGCCGCTGGTTCAGGTTTAACTACTGGTATTAGGAATATTGCTATAGGCCTTGAAGCTTTACTAAATGAAGATACTCATAATTATAATGTAGCTATAGGATATAGAGCTTTAATGGATCAAAACGCAGGAGCTAACGCCTATAATGTAGCTGTAGGAGCTAATGCTGGTGAAAATGTCACAACAGGTATTCAGAATACTATAATAGGTGGTTTAGCAGGTGATGCTATTACAACAGGTGGTCAAAACAATTTAATAGGTTTACAAGCTGGTAGTGCGTTGACTACTGGTGGTAGTAATGTTGCAATTGGAGTTAATGCACTTTTAACTGAAGATACTGGTAGTAGAAGTGTAGCGATAGGCGAAGGCACTTTACAATTGCAAAACTATGATGGTAATAGTTACAATATAGCTATAGGCCATAGCGCAGGAAATGTTATTTCATACGGAGATAGAAACGTTTTGTTAGGTGGACTTGCGGGTAGCGCGTTAACAGCTGGGGCAAGAAATGTAGCTATAGGTTATCAAGCACTTAAGACAGAAGATTCACATGGAAAAAATACAGCTGTAGGGTATGATTCTCTATCTACTCAAAACGCAGGAATTGATGCTTATAATGTAGCCGTAGGTTATGAAGCTGGAAAATTAGTAACAGCAGGTGCTGACAACATTATAATAGGAGGTTTAGCCGGTGATGCTTTAACAACAGGTTCTAATAATGTTGCAATAGGTAAAGAAGCTCTCAGTACAGAAGATGCACATGGAAATACTGTAGCTATTGGCTATAGAGCTTTAAAAAATCAAAACGCAGGAGCTGATAGTTTTAATGTTGCAATTGGTAAAGATGCTGGTTTATCTGTAACAACAGGAGTTCAAAACACAATAATAGGAGGTGAAGCTGGTGATGCATTAACTAGTGGTGGTTTTAATAACTTAATAGGTGTTTCTGCTGGTGGAGCAATTACCATAGGTAGATATAATGTTGCCAATGGTCACGGAGCTTTGTCAAATAATATTTTAACTGATAAAAACGTTGCTATTGGTTTTCAAGCATTACAAAGTTTTGTTGGTGATGGTTCTACAAATAATCAAGAGACTTATAATACTGCGCTAGGATATGAAGCCGGATCGGATATTACAACAGGTGTAAAAAATACTATTATAGGTGCTGTTGCTGGCAATGCTGGTTCAAATGATTTAACTACTGGAGGAAACAATATTATTATAGGTTTCAACACTAGTGCTTCCGCTGCGGATGTTTCAAACGAAATAACTTTAGGTGATGCAAATATATCTGCATTCAGGTGTGCTGATCAATCAATTGCAGCATTATCAGATGGTAGAGATAAAACAAACGTGAAAGACAGTAGCTTTGGTTTAGACTTTATAGATTCAGTTAGGCCTGTAGAGTTTGAATGGGATTTCAGACCAGAACATATGTCTGAAGTTAAACAAGGTAAAAAACGTGTAGGATTTATAGCTCAAGAATTACAAGAAGCTATGCCTGACGGAGAAAACGAAATATTAGATTTAGTATACGAAATAAGTGAAAATCGTATAGAAGCAAAATATGGTAATCTAATCCCTATACTCGTAAAAGCTGTACAAGAGCTTTCTGCAAAAGTAAAAGAATTAGAAAATAAATAATAAATAAACAACAACAAACATTAAAAAAATGGAAGATTACACACAAGAAAAAGCTTTAGTAGACATCAACGCTTCTTTAGATTCAATTGCAATATGTGAAAGAATTCAAGCAATTGCTGAGGCTGACAGAACAGAAGAAGAAGTTGGAGACTTATTCAGAAATCACCGTCATTTAGTATTAAAGATGGACATACCTGTATTTGTAGAAAACTTAACTGCTGAGCAAAAGTCTGCTATCGAAGCAATAATAGGGTAATAACCTATGGCTACAAAAAACGCGCCATCTAGAAAAAAATCTAAAGGCTACTACAGTAAAGTAAAAAAAGGTAGTGGTTCTGGATCAAAAGCAGGAGGGGGTATGTCTAAAAAAGGCGTAGCTAAATATAGAAAAGATAACCCCGGCAGTAAGTTAAAAACAGCGGTAACAACGCCTCCATCAAAATTAAAAAGAGGAAGCAAGGCTTGGAAGCGTAGAAAATCTTTTTGCGCTAGATCAAGAAGCTGGAAATCCGAAAGAGGTAAGGCTGCTAGAAGAAAATGGAATTGCTAAATGAAAAACAAGAAGAAGTTTAAAGATACTAAAGTTGGTCAGTTTTTATTAAAAAAGCTGCCTGGCTTCGTATCAGGAAGTTTACCGGACAGTGGTGTATTAGGTGTTGTTAAAAACTTAATAGATTCTGACCCGGAAATACCTAGTCAAGATAAAGGATTAATGCATCAAGAACTTGTGGAATTATACAATCTTGAAGTAGCAGATAGAGATAGTGCTCGTAAAAGAGAAGTTGAAAAAGCTAAGACAGGACAGATTGATTTTATGTTCAATCTAACCGGTATAGTAGGCCTTGGTGCTTTTTCTTTTATGATATATGCTATAGTATATTTAGATGTTCCTGAATCTAATAAAGAAGTGTGGATACACTTAATAGGTATATGTGAAGGTATAGTTTTATCTATATTTGGTTATTTTTTCGGTGCAGCTGTTAGAAAAAACAAGTAATACTTAGAAAGTAATCAACACTTTGCGTAATATATATATAAGTAATTAATAATTAAATCAAATTTAAAATGAGTAAAAAAATCGAACAAGTAGAGTTAGAAGAATTAGTAAAACAACAAGGGCTTAAATCTAGAATGCTTACGGACATGGGAACATTAGAAGTGCAGAAAGCGCAAATCGTAGGTTCCTTTGCACAGTTATTAGCTGACGCTGAAAAAACTAGTGCAGCATTAGAAGAAAAGTATGGTAAGATTACTGTTAATTTAGAAGACGGTAGCTACGAAGAAATGAAAGAACAGTCTGATGAGCAAGCTGATTAGAAAAATAAGCATAGGCGCTGACTATAAAAATGAAGCAATGCATTACTCCGTAGGCCAACAGGTTTACGGAGGGCATTGTATTTCTGATATATTGCATAATCAAAAAGACGGCTCTTACAATATTTACATAACAAAAAATAATGAAGTTATACCCTGGAAGAAATTTAATTCTAACATGGCTATATCAATTGAATATAATCTAGAATACTAATGCAAAGCTTATATAGCTTCATTATAGAACCTAAAGAAAGTAGGTATACTAATGAAGTAGATATTGGTGGTAAGAAATTAATAGTTAATACCACTATGGACGATCATAAGTTTGTCAATAGAGTAGGTATTGTTAAATCGATACCTTTAATTGGTGAAACTGATATACAAGTTAATGACGAAGTTATAGTACATCACAATATCTTTAGAAGATTTTACGATGTGCGTGGCATAGAAAAAAACAGTAGCGCTTACTTTAAAGAAGATAAGTACTTTTGTTATTACGATCAAATATTCTTATACAACAGAGGTGATAAATGGAAAGCTCCTAGAGATTTTTGTTTTATTAAACCTATAGTTGAAAAAAATAAAAACTCAATTATAAGCAGTCAAAAAGAACAAAAGCATATTGGTATATTAAAATATGGTAATAGTTCCTTAAAGGAGCTTAAAATAAATGAGGGAGACCTTTTAGGGTTCAGTCCTAGTAGCGAGTATGAGTTTTTAATAGATGATGATAGATTGTACCGAATGCGTACTAATGATATTACAATTAAATATGAATACAAAGGAGACGAAGTTGAATATAATCCAAGCTGGGCAAAAGGCTGTGGAAGAACTTATTAAAGTAGCTAAAGAAGCAATTGTAGATTCTGAAGATGATTTATCTGCGGATAGATTAAAAAATGCAGCAGCTACTAAAAAGTTAGCTATTTTTGATGCGTTTGAAATACTCAATAGAATCGAAGCCGAAGAAAATATATTAAACGAAAACCCTAAAGAAGATAGTAAAGAAAAGTCTTTTAAAGGTTTTGCAGAAGGCAGGTCTAAATGATTTACGAACAAACATTAGTAAAAATACTAAAAGACTACATAAAGCCTCATACATTAAAAAAAGAAAACAGATACAAGAAGTGGGAGTATGGATATAGTAAAGATCATGATATGGTTATTATATCCAAGACAGGTAAGATTGGTGAAGTATATGAAATACAAGGTTTAAAAATAGCACTACCATTAGTTGAAAATAGCTATAAAAGATCTAATGATAAGTTAGAACAAAAATGGGAACACTTAGAGCAGCCTAAAGAATTAAGTAAAATAAAATCAGTATTTGACTGGGAGGAAAGGTCTAGTGAATTTAAGAACAAATGGTATGACTATATTGACGAAGAGTTTAAAAGAAGGGAAGAAGGTTTTTGGTTCAATAATAAAGGCAAGCCTACTTATATTACTGGTACTCACTACATGTACTTGCAGTGGTCCAAGATTGATGTTGGGCAGCCAGACTTTAGGGAATCAAACAGATTATTCTATATCTTCTGGGAAGCTTGTAAAGCGGATGTACGGTGTTACGGAATGTGTTATCTTAAGAACAGACGGTCAGGTTTCTCTTTCATGGCATCAGGCGAGACGGTTAATCAGGCAACAATATCCACAGATTCAAGATTTGGCATTTTATCAAAGTCAGGACCAGACGCCAAAAAGATGTTTACTGATAAGGTCGTACCCATTTCCGTTAATTACCCCTTCTTCTTCAAACCAATCCAGGACGGTATGGACAGGCCGAAGACAGAACTCGCGTATAGGGTACCCGCATCAAAGTTTACCAGAAAGAAACTTGATACCAACGAGAAACTTAAGGAGATCACCGGGCTCGATACAACGATCGACTGGAAGAACACCGGGGACAACTCGTACGACGGTGAAAAATTAAAACTATTAGTACACGACGAAAGTGGTAAGTGGGAAAAACCTACAAATATATTAAATAACTGGAGAGTTACAAAAACTTGTTTAAGACTAGGTTCTAAAGTAATAGGTAAATGCATGATGGGATCAACATCAAATTCTTTAGATAAAGGAGGTGATAATTTTAAAAAATTATACTATGATTCAGATGCCACAAAAAGAAACGCCAATGGACAAACTCGCTCAGGATTATATTCTTTGTTCATACCTATGGAATGGAACTACGAAGGATACATTGATTCTTATGGACTTCCTGTCTTCGAAACGCCTAACAAACCGACTAAGGGACCTCAAGGTGAATTAATTGATACAGGCGTAATAGAGTATTGGGAAAATGAAGTAAATGGATTGAAAGATGATCAAGATGCTTTAAATGAATATTATCGTCAGTTTCCAAGAACAGAGAATCACGCATTCAGAGATGAAACAAAACAATCTTTATTTAACTTAACAAAGCTATACGAGCAAATAGATTATAATGAAGATGCTCAAAGGAATGGCTTAGTTACAGTTGGTAGCTTTCAATGGAAAGATGGTGTTAAAGATAGCACTGTAGAATTTATGCCTAACAAAAGCGGTAGGTTTAAAATCAGCTGGGTTCCTAAGTTAGAAATGCAAAATAGAGTTAGATTAAAAAATGGTATAAAATATCCAGCAAATGATCACGTTGGCGCATTTGGATGTGATAGTTATGATATATCAGGAACTGTTGACGGTGTAGGATCTAATGGTGCATTACATGGATTAACTAAATATTCAATGGAAGAAGCTCCTGCTAATAGTTTTTTTCTAGAATATGTCGCAAGACCTCAAACAGCTGAAATATTTTTTGAAGATGTATTAATGGCTTGTGTATTTTACGGAATGCCTATATTAGTTGAGAACAATAAACCTCGACTTTTATATCATTTTAAAAGAAGAGGATACCGAGGCTATTCAATGAATAGACCAGATAAAACTTATAACAAGCTTTCAATAACAGAAAAAGAAATTGGTGGAATACCAAACTCTTCAAACGATATAAAACAATCTCACGCTGCAGCTATAGAATCATACATAGAAAAATACGTGGGTAGAATAAACGACGGTTACGGAGATATGTATTTTAGTAGAACCTTAGAAGACTGGGTTAAGTTTGATATAAATAATAGAACAAAGTTTGATGCGTCGATTAGTTCAGGTTTAGCTATTATGGCTTGTAACAAAAACCTTTATGCTCCAACGCAGGAAAGAAAAATTAAAAGTATAAATCTTGGGATAAAAAGGTATGATAATAAAGGGCACAGATCTCAAATAATATAAATAAATGATTAATAAAGCTATAAAAAGTTCTTTTCCAAGCCAAGCGGTTAGCGATATAGAAAAAATGAGTGCTGAATATGGAGCACAAGTTGGTAGAGCTATAGAGCACGAGTGGTTTAATTCTAAAGACGGATACAACGGTAGGAGTGGATCAGGTAGATATTCTACATCTAGACAATCTTTTCATTCTTTAAGATTATACGCTAGAGGAGAACAGTCTGTTAGAAAATATAAAGACGAACTATCTATCAATGGAGATTTATCTTATATGAATTTAGATTGGAAGCCTGTTCCAATTATACCAAAGTTTGTTGATATTGTTGTTAACGGTATGGCAGATAGGTCATACGAGATAAAAGCTTATTCACAAGATCCTGCTTCAATACAAGAAAGAACAGATTATGTAACTAAGATAGCTGAGGATATGGCAGCTAAACCGTTTAACGATGCAGTTGCTGGGCAATTAGGTATTGATATATACCAAACAGATCAAGCTAAGTTACCCGAAACATCGGAAGAACTTGAAATACACATGCAGCTTGAATATAAACAAGCAATAGAAATTGCTGAAGAAGAAGCAATAAACAGTGTATTTGATAAAAATAAATATGAATTAGTATCTAGACGTGTAAAAAGAGATTTAACCGTTATAGGTATTGGCGCTGCTAAAAGTTCATTTAACAAAGCAGAAGGTATTAAAGTAGAATATGTAGATCCAGTTGATCTTGTATATTCAAATACAGATTCACCTTACTTTGATGACATATATTATGTAGGTGAAGTAAAAGAAATATATATTAACGAGCTTAAGAAAGAATTTCCTGAGTTAACAGATGAACAATTAGAATCTTATCAAGGATATAATACATCTTATACAAATAGCGGATATAACTCTAAATCTAATGAAAGCAATAGTGTATCTGTTTTATATTTTGAATATAAGACTTACGCTACTCAAGTACATAAAATAAAGAAAACATCTACCGGAGGTAGTAAAGCTATTGAAAAAAATGATACCTTTAATCCGCCTGCTAATGATGACTTTGAAAAAGTTGATAGAGCTATAGAGGTAATATATGAAGGTGTTAAAGTTATAGGTAGCAGCGATATACTTAAGTGGGAACTTAAGAAAAATATGATAAGACCTAAAGCAGATACTACAAAAGCTCAAATGAGTTATGCTATTTGTGCACCTAGAATGTATGAAGGCAGAATAGAATCTTTAGTTAGTCGTATGACTAATTTTGCAGATATGATTCAGCTAACACATTTAAAATTACAACAAGTATTATCTAGAGTAGTACCTGATGGTGTTTATTTAGATGCTGATGCTTTAGCTGAAATAGATTTAGGTAACGGAACAAATTATAATCCTCAGGAAGCATTAAACATGTATTTCCAAACTGGTAGTGTTATTGGTAGATCAATGACACAAGACGGTGATATGAACAGAGGAAGACTACCCATTACTGAATTAAATTCAAATGGTGGTAACAATAAAATAAACGCACTTATAAGTACATACAATTATTACTTACAAATGATGCGTGATGTAACTGGATTAAACGAAGCTAGAGATGGCGGAATACCAGATAAGAATGCTTTAGTAGGTTTACAAAAAATGGCTGCGGCAAATTCTAACACAGCGACAAGACACCTATTGCAATCAAGCTTGTATATAACCCTAACAATGGCAGAGTGTATTGCAATGCGTGTTTCTGACGTTATAGAATATTCGCCAACTAAAGAATCTTTTATAAAAACATTAGGTAAGTTTAATGTATCTACTTTAGAAGAGATGGCTAATCTACATTTACATGATTTTGGTATATTCTTAGAATTAACACCGGATGAAGAAGAAAAAGCAAAACTTGAAAATAATATACAAGTAGCTTTACAGTCTGGTCAGATATATTTAGAAGACGCTATAGAAGTTAGAGAAGTGCGTAATATAAAATTAGCTAATCAGCTTCTTAAAATACGTAGAAAAAAGAAACAACAATTAGATCAAGAGCAACAACAAAGGAATATTCAAGCTCAAACACAATCTAATACACAATCTGCTCAAGCAGCAGCTCAGGCTGATATGCAAAAGCAGCAAGCACTAACAGAATCTAAAGCTCAGTTAGAGCAAATAAAAAATCAATTAGAAATAGCTAAGATGGAAAGAGAAGCAGCTATAAAGAAAGAATTGATGGAACACGAGTTTAATTTAAACATGCAGCTGCAAGAAATGCAGTTAAAGCAAGTAAACGACAAAGACAAGTTTAAAGAAGATCGTAAAGACGAAAGAACTAAAATACAAGCCTCACAGCAAAGTGAGCTCATAGATCAAAGAAAAAATAATGCGCCACCCAAAAGTTTTGAATCCGCAGGAATGGATAACTTAGGTGGATTTGGTCTTGAGCAATTTGAGCCAAGGTGATAAATTTTTAACTATTTAATTATATTATATTATGTCAGAACAAAACCAACCAATTGAAGAGGTTGTTGAGGACAACGTTGCAGGAATTAACGATGCAACACAAACTGAAACACCTAAAAAAGAAATCTCTTATAGAGAGATAAAAGAAGATGGGACTATTAAATTAGACCTGGGAAAATTAAAAGAATTTCAAACTAAAAACACAGATCAAGATGTACGGGAAAATGAAATCATCAGCGAGAGCAACAACAAAGAAGAAAGTAGTAGCGAAAAAGAAAAAGAAGAAAGCAGCAGCGAAGAAGAAAGCAGCAGCGAAGAAGAAAGCATACTAGAAGAAGTATCTGATATTGAAGATACTCCAGTTGCAGTTCAAACGAATGAACCTGTTATTGAAGAAAAAGTAGAAGCCGCGCCTCAAAGAGCTTTGCCAGAAAATATTGAAAACCTGGTTAAATTTATGGAGGACACTGGCGGAAGCATAGAAGAATACGTTAGATTAAATGCTGACTATTCAAACGTGGATGATGCTGCGTTATTAAAAGAATATTACAAGTCAACAAAAAGTCATTTAGATAATGACGAAATAAGTTTTTTAATTGAAGATAATTTTTCATATGATGAAGATATCGACGATGAAAGAGATATTAGAAAAAAGAAGTTGACACTAAAAGAAGAAGTTGCGAAAGCTAAGAAATTTCTTAATGGTATGAAAGATGAGTATTACAAAGAAGTCAAGTTGGGTTCTAAGTTATCATCCGAACAGCAAGAAGCTATTAACTTTTACAATAAGTACAACCAAGAACAAGCTACCACTAGTGAGGTTCAAAAAAAACAGTACAAGCAATTTGAGCAAAGTACCAATAATGTTTTTAACGAAAATTTCAAAGGTTTTGATTTTAAAGTAGGAGACAAAAAATATAGGTATAATGTAAAGAATGCAGGTGATGTTAAGAATTACCAAAGCGACATATCTAATTTTGTGAGGGAGTTCCTCGACGAAAATGATATGATGAAAGACGCTAAAGGTTATCACAAAGCTTTATATGCAGGTAAAAATATTGATAAAATTGTATCACATTTTTATGAGCAAGGTAAAGCTGACGCTATAAAACAAACCGCTATTAATTCTAAAAATATTGATATGGGTGCTAGAACTAATAAACCAGTTGTAGAAGCCGGCGGAATGAAATTTAAAGTGTTAGGTGGGGAGAATAGTTCAAAGTTGAAATTTAAAATAAAAAAATAAACAACTAAAAACTAAAAAAAAATGGGATTTAATACATCTTTAGGATTAGGTGGGTCATACTCGCTAACTCCTTCGCCAAGTCCAACTGTTAGTGATACTAACTATATCGACTTTACATCTTCAGCAACTAAAGGATGGGCACAACAATATTTACCTGAATTATACGAGGAAGAAGTAGAAAGATACGGAAACCGTACAATTGGAGGATTTTTAAAAATGGTAGGCGCTGAAATGCCTATGAGTTCTGATCAAGTAATTTGGTCTGAGCAAAACAGATTACACATTGCTTATAAAAACGATGCTGTAACTACAGACTCTACAGTAGTACTTGCAACGGCGACCGGAATTGTAACTCTAGGTGATGCTTTAAATAATTCTCTTAGAGTAGGTAACACTGTTATTATATGTGACAACGCTACTGGCCTTAAAAGCTTAAAGTGCTATGTTTCTGATGTAACTGGTCAAACAGCTACTTTAAAAACTTACACTGCTGACGCTTTTACAACTGTAGTTGCTAACGGTGGAGCTATTAACTTATTTGTATATGGTTCTGAATTTCCAAAAGGATCTGCATCTATGGTTGGTGAACTTAAGCCACAATTTACTCAATTTAGCAATAGTCCAATTATTATTAAAGATCACTTTAAAATTTTTGGATCTGATACCGCTCAAATTGGTTGGGTTGAAACTACCGACGAAGCTGGTCAAACTGGGTTTTCTTGGTACTTAAAAGCCGCTGGAGAAACTAGATTACGTTTTGAGGATTACTTAGAAACTTCTATGATTGAATCAATTAAAACTGTATCTTCTGACGTAAATACTTCTGTTTCTGATACTGGAAACGAGGGTAGCAATGATGCTCCTGATGGTATTAACGGTACTGAAGGTTTGTTTGCTGCAATTGAAAGTAGAGGTAATGTATTTGAAGATTTAGCTTCTTTAGGAGACTTTGATCTTTTACTTAAAAATCTTGACAAGCAAGGTGCTATTGA